AGGTTAAAAGTCTGCTCAAAATCAGATCCAATATCGATTACTATGTTGCTAACATATGCTGCCATTACTATAAGAAATTGGATTATATATTAGATATTTATAAATCATTTGTTTACAATATATTTAAGGAGATTTTTTATTTCTTTTATTTCTTCTTTTATGTTTTTTACATCATTTTCTAGTTGTTTTGTTTTTTCTATTTCTTTTAATTTTGATTCTTTCAATAAATTCAAATCTTTCTTTAAATTTTCAAATTGTTCTTTTTCTTTATATTTTATTTTTGAAAAATTCAAAAATTTTTCAAATTCACTTTTATTTGTATTAATAATTGCATTTGAATCAGAATCTCTAACTAAAGTTGAATCAGATTCTACTTTTAAAAATTTATTCATTTATAGAAAAGGATCGTAAAGCAATTGCTCTAAAATTTTTAATTCTTGGTGGTTTTGCTTGATTTGTAGATGTCATAATAACTTTAATCATAAATCCATTAAATTGTGGAAGATTATCGGCAGTAAATTTGTATTCACTAAAATTTTTAATTCCAATATTTGAATTTACAAATTTATTCGGAGACCCATCACTATTAAATGGGATATATACTTGTTGAAAATCAGAACTATCATTTCTGTATAACTTATATAATACACGAATATCACCAACAGATTCTCTATGACCATCAAATTGTACAAAAAGTGAATTTGAAGGAAACTCTAAACTTATTTTTTTTGTTTCGTAAATTGCGGAGTTTGGATCAAAACCTGGTATTTTGATTCTATTATCTGTTATGAAGTCGATAGTTTTATTGTCAACTAAATTGCTTGTCAAAATAATATTTGTAGTATCTAAATCAATTAAAGGGGAAACATCTTCTTTGTCTGTAATTAAAGTTAATTCAAGAGCAAATGATTTTTGGTTATTGAGTAAATTATATTCATTGACTTTAGATGCTATGATTCTTGGATCATCTAGATAATTTAATTTGTTTAAAGATACATTTTCATAACCTTTATCATTAAATGATGCTTCATTACCACTAAGACTTGTTCCGGAAGTTGTTTTTATTCTTGCAGTAATATTTGTTCCTGTTGGAGTAATTGTATTAATTCTTGGATCGATAATTTCAAATGGAATGTTTTGTGATATTTGTAAATTTTTTCCTCCACCGGATTTTGTTGTTGGGAATGTTCTTCCTCCATCATTTATATTTAAATAATAATTATTAAAGGTTTTTTCTCTATTGTCTATATTGTGATCTTTGTTAATTCTTCTCAATGAAACTGAATTGAATTCATATTTGTAGACTAAAGAATTTATTGGGTGGTTTGATTTTAAACTTGAATCAATTCCTCTAGATGCAATTGTAATAGTATTTCCAGATATTGAATTATAAGAAATAATTTCACTATTAATTTGCAAGTAACCAGTATTTCCAACGCTTATTGGATTTCCCTCAAATGATGTTAAAATTCCAGAATTTCCAACAGTTAATGTGGTGGAGTCTATACTCATATCTGCAGATAAGTATGTAGGAGAAATATCACTTGAGAAATTTAAAACACTTACTTTATTTGTACTTGAATGCATTCCATGATTTCTGTGATCAAATAACATTGTATATCCATCTCTAATATGATCATTATTTACTGATAAAGGTGCTGGGATATTGTATAAAGATCCAGATGAATTATAATAAGTCAATTCAGAACTAGTATCTATATTTGATACTACATTGTCTAATACTAAAAGATTTGTCAGTGTTACTATTCCAACAATTGCTCTTATACCTGTTCCAGTATTACCAATTTTATTTGTAAGTAATAAATCCCCAACAGAGTAACCAGTTCCTCCTGAAGTGACATTAAATTGAGTTACAGATCCACCAGAAATAGTAATTGTCGCAACACAAGAATTTCCAAATCCAACAAGAGAAGTGAATCCTATACCAGAATAAATTCCATCCGTCAGACCAATTCCAGAAGATGCGAGAGTCAATGATGTAGTGCCCAAACTGACTGGACCACCAGAAGAGAATATATTTGCGGAATTTGTCGATTGTAATATGGTATTTCCTTGTCCAAAAGTTATTGATGTGTTTGAAATTGATACATATTGTCTTTTCGAATAAGAAATTACAGGGTTTTCTTTGAGAATAGAACCAAGAGGTAATTCTTGGTTGTACATAATAAAACTAGATGGAGTATTCGTTACAAATTTTGCTTTAAATAATTTAAACTTCAAATCTTCTAACTGGCTTGGATCCCAAGTTGAACTATTTTGGGATTTAAATAATGATCCAAGATATGGTTGTCTATTACTTATAGAACCTGATATTAAATCTTCTTCTCCCATTCTTGTTATAAATGTGAGATATTTACTTGTGGGAGTAGCAAGAACTAAAGCATATTCGTATCCAGTTTGAAGATATACTGGAGTTGAGAAACTAAATTTAGTAGGAGCACTCCCATTATCTGAAAGTAATATATCTTCTGGGTTGATATTTGTTTGTCCAAATGGAACTATTGTAGTGGTTGGAGAACCATCTCTCATAGTTCTAATTTGAACTGTCACTGGAATATTATCATCTTTGGTTTTGAAATAAACTTCACCTCCAGTTACAAAAACACCATCTTGATATTTGTCCCTTTCGACTAAGAATGATTGTGCGATTGGGTCATACCAACCAGTATCTGATGTTGTAGTTCTTGTTTCTATTCTGTTTTCAATATTTTGAGAGATTCTTGTTACTGGTTGATCGGAACCAATTTGTTTTCTTTCAATTTCTGGAGTTTTAATAGAAAGAGTCTGTTCTTGAGTGCTCTGAGAATATCCAGAAGCATTATATATTGCCTCCGCGGAACTTTCTCCTGGACTTAATTGATTTGAATTTATTGGACTTGTAGTAATTCTTATCGTATTTAAACCAGTAGTAAATTTTGGATTACTTTTTATTTTCGGATCAGGAATATGTAATGAAAAAATTAAATTTCCTTTTTCGTCACTAATTAATTGCAAGTCATTCACAATTGCTTCTGCAGTTCCTTGTGTATTGACAAGAACCATTCCTTTTCTTACCCATCCCAAATGATCGGGTGTTGTGTGATATGCAAGACCTGCTGTGTCTACATTTATTATATTACTTGATCCTGAATATGAAGATGTTAAATTTGTTAAACTATATGGTTCTGTTTTGTATATGTCTGTTGGATTATTGTATGGTCCAAATTTATGATTTGTTTGCGCTGTTCTAAATCTTATTTTTGATATTCCTGGAATTTGATTTGTAGTAGAAGTATCAATAATGTCCGAGGTGGAAAAGGATCCTCTCGTCATTGAGACTGGAAGAAGTTTTGGTACACAATATTCAGTCATATTTGTGTTTTCCATAAAAACATAATATTTTGTATTTGGTTTTAGTCTTTTTCCAACTACTTCAATATTTCTGGATCTGCAATTAAATAAAATATCCACACCAATTACTCTATTTCCAAGGCTTACTCTTTCTTCACTAGAGGACAATTCGATACCAAATACTTTATCTGTTCCGGTTTCTTCAAATATTTGTAAATAATCATTTGATAATGTATCATTTCTCGTAGTGATTTCTCTTACTCCTCCACCTCTAAGAACTTGAGATGAAGATGTAGACGCAATAAGTTCACTATCAGTCAATTCTTCTTTAATTAATTCTCTTCCCGTCCAAGTTGTCTCGTGAGAATTCCAATAACTTGCTGCCATTCCCCCATTTTCACGGTTTTCTACACCAAGAAGACTTGCCATTCCATTAAATACAGAATCAATTTTCACTACATCTGGTGTACTAAGGGAAACTTCTTCTATCCAAAAATCAGAAGATGGGGTAATTTCAATACTTCCTGCATAAAGTGCAATATGAAAAGGATTTAAGTTTTCTGTTCTTGTGGCCAATTCTTGAGAAACAAAATTAACTTCATTGTATGCAAGAGTCAATCCTGACCCTTTCCTTGTGATATTGGGAGATTCAAAATCCTCAATCCAACGATAATCTGCAGTTATTGGATTTAATTTTGACGAAATAGTTTCAAAAATTAATCCAGCATTTCTTTCTGTAGATCTTGGCCTACATTCTCCAGTTGTCATATCAATATCAAAATATGATTCACCTGTTAAATTGTGAGAATTGTGATTTCTAAAATTATCAACAAAGAAACCAGATTTGAATTTGTCTAATCCGGTATTTGGATCTTTTATACTTAAATTTCTAGTATCAGATTCAAGTAAAGAGAGTGTTGTATAATTTTCAAGAGATTTAATTCTATTTTCAAGATTTCCAATATCATTCATTGTATATCTTTTATGTGGAATTATCTGTATTGAGCAATCATTAGTTGCATTTATCATATAAGGATTCATTTTTATTAATGCAACTTCAAATGCCTCTTCATTTGGAGTTGGGGACCTTGGATTGTCTGATGGTTCTCCTTTTTTAACTTCAAATGTCCCATCTTTTGTCAAATATAATCTATCGATTCTTCCAAGATAATATTCATAGTCAGCAATCATGGTCGTATTTGATACAAGAGTTTCAGACGAAGAATTTGAAAAAATTCTAGAAGAAAAAGAAAATGGAGAATTTGTATTATTATTAGAATATTCGATAACTCTTGGTCTTATGTCAATAAAATCAGAAGATCTTTTATTAAATGCAGACGGTATTTCTGTAGAATAATTAAGAGAATTATAGCTGTTGATTGTTTCTATTGTTCCACTATTTTCATTGTTAGAATAATAATCAAAAATAATTTTAAGTTTTCTTGTCGGATCTGATATATTTTTCTTTTTTATAATTCTTCCATAATCAACATATTCTAATCTTTGACCACTGTCCAAATTATAATTTTGTGCAATGTTTCTATCACCAACAATCAAAGAACTAATATTTGCAATAATTCCGGAGTATTTTAAAGTTATAGTTTCTCCAATATCAAAAAATTTTTCATTTTCATATACAAATTCCAATTGTTGTCCACTAACGATTTTTACCACACGAGCAATAGATCCGGAACTATTTCCAATAAATTCTTCTCCAACTATTACATTATTTGTAAAAGTATCTGACTGTGAGGATACAATAATTGATGGTAAATTTGGTTCCTCTATATTATTTGATTCGAAAATTCCTAAAATTCTATACACATCGGGAACATTTAAAGATATTTCATCATCTTGTACTCTTGTTCCATATTTTGGACTATATGTCAAACCATCACTAAAAGTTGTTGATTCAATTCCAGACCCTTGAAATTTTGATTTATTTATAATAAGGGAACTACATCTTACTAATGTCTTTTCTTTAGATGAAAGTTTTGATCTTTTTAATATAAAAGTAATAGTAGCATTTCCGGTTCTGGATAATCCAGATATTGTCATTTCTCTCAAATCTAGACTGAAAGATACTTGAGTGTCTAATATTACTTCTTTTTCTCCGGTCTCCCATGTTAAAATATAATTATTTTCTGAATATGGCTCAAAGTACAAATCATTGTCACCAAAATCACTCAAATGAAAGGTAAATGTTGACCCTGTAATATTTTTTGTTATTTGTTTTCTTATAATATAAGTTGAATCTAAAACATTTATTGAAGATACATAGTCATTTTGTAGTGGAATTATATAACCAGGATCATTTGATTTTTCTAAATAAGGTATAACTACATCAAAATCAATTATATTTTGGTCTGATTGTGGGATATTACCTTCGCAAACTCCCAAAACTGTTGATACCGAAGTTAAATTTAATTCATTTCTATTAACAGATGTTACTCTATTAAAAGTCGCAGTACTAAATCCAGGAATTGAATACTGAACAATGTCTCCAATTTTTACTAAAGAAGAAAAATCAGAAACACTTGGTGACGTTACTTTTCCTGTAGAAGAAATTGTAAATTGACTTGCTTCAGAAAATAATTTGTTTTTATTATCAAGAACTAAATCAGCAGCAAAAGTAGATACTCCTACGATACTATGAACGGATTTTATATCAGAGAAATCATAATCTCGAATTGAAGAAATATTTCTTCCTACATTTATGCCATTAATAATCAATGGCTCATTAATTTGAAATTCACCTTTCGAATTATATACGATCAATATTTTTCCATTTGAGACTGATTTTTTTAAATATCCAGTAGAACCACTATATTGTCCCTTTATGTGAGAATCTTCTGTTGCTGTTATACCAAAACCAATAGTTAAATTCGTATAGGTTTGAATATCAAATAATCTAATTTCGTATTGGGTAGTAGAAACTCCTGAAATATTTTTTTGATTAAAATCAAAAACTCTTGCTACTCCAATGGTTGTTGCAGAACCGATTTGTTTGTTTGTCAGTCTTCTATCCAAAAGACTTATAGTATAAGTTGTAGAAAACCCAATTTTTGGTGATCCAACTAAATTATTAATTTTAACAATATTACCAATTTTTATTGGTAAACTTATATTATTTTTAGATTTTGTAGTTCTTGGCTTTAAGATGTCAATAGAAGAAGTAGATAGTTTGTCGACTTCAAATCCTCTAATATAAGCTCTTCCTGGAGAAACTTGAAGAACGAATATATCATCAGATGGGGTATTTCCATTTTGAGTTAATTGATTTTCGAAATATATTCCTCTATTTGAAATTCTATCATTTAACGATTCCCTAACATCAATTGAAAATTGATTCACATAATAATCCCCAGACTCATCATATGTTCTTCTTGCCAATTCATTTTTAAAAATATTAAAATCTGTTTTTTCATTTACAAATTTTTTAATAATTCCATTTTCTACTCTGATTAATTCTACGAAATCATTATCACTTTGATCCGTAATTGGTTTTTTGTGTAAAGTTGCGGAAATTTTAAATCTATCTGCTCCTGGTGCAGATTCGTTTGAAAATCCTTTTGCATTGTCATATAGATCATTATTTTTTGAAGATGCAGTAACAATTTCTTCAGAAATTAATAAACCAATCTTATAAGTTGGTGTATTCGAATATTGATCAAGAATTACTGTTGATTTTTCGACTTTTACGAAAAATCCCCTAATAAAATATATCCCCTCATTTATTGAAGCAGAAGATCCTATGTCCGTTGAATTGTCGGAAATACATTGTGCGAAAGAACTATTTGCAGGAATATTAAATATAGAATAATTAATATCAGATAAAGTTATTAAATTTTCTCCATCTTGAAATGTTTTTGTTTCTCCATCATTTCCGGAGGAAGTGTATTTTACATAAAGAGTATCATACCCTTGCTCTGATTCTACATTGGTGATTATGTTTACGACAGTTGCAGTAACTCCAGATGTTTCTCCTTTAATTTTTATTTCATTGTCGGACAAATATCTTGTGTATTGATTTACTGGTATATTTAAAAAGAATGGATTTATTTTTACAGAATAATATCTGTCATCATAAAAACTTCCACCAGGAATTACTACAGATCCTTCTTTAAAAAAATATTGACCAAATTTTTCTACCTGATTTTGTAATATTGATTGTAAAGTAGTAAGTTCTCTTGATTGAATTGGATAACCAGGTTTAAATAAAACTCTTTTATAATTTTTATTTTCATCAAAATCATCAAAATATGGAGAAACGTTTAAATTGGTATTCTGAGTCATTTTTTTTTAAAATTCTACTACGATTTTTACTTCTTCTTTTTGTGATGAAGATCTTGTTATTGGTGCTCTATTATCAATATAAATGATTTCTCCAAAATATTTTTTAATTTCTGGATTTGATATTCCAGAAGTAAAAGATTGCCCTAAATTAATATTTTTTCCACCAATTTGTATTACATCACCTGAAAAATTTGTATCTACAATCAATGCGGATCCAGTTATATTTGAGCAATTTATAGTTGATGCATAACCGACAAAATTAAAAAGATTTTTTCCTCCAAAAAGTGTAGAAAGACCTACTGGTTGATAATATCTCAAAATACCTGTATTTTGATTCCATGATGCAACATATCCAATTGCAGTTGATCCAACTCCAATATTTTGAGTAATTAATGAGTTGTTTGGATAAAAAGTATCCGAAATGTTTCCAGAACCAACTGGTTTCAATTTTAATGCTCCAAGATTAGTTGCAGTAAAACTATTTATTGGTTGATTTTGACTTCCATAAATTGTTGGGTTTTTTATTATTCCCACACGAGAAAAATCATTTCCAATCACATAATCAGATTCTGATTCATATTTAGAGTAAACCATAACTCTATAAGAACCAAGTTCTCTATATATATCGTATCCATGACCACCCTTGGGTGGTATTATGACCTCAAAAACTCCTCCAGATCCAGAAGTTATATCTGGTGTTTCACTATAACCATACCCAAATTTTATAAATGCTCTAGTATAATCTGTTCCTCCGTTCGTTACTTGAACTGTATCTATTTCTCCACCATTAATTGTAACAGAAGCAAATCCACCAGAACCATCACCTATGATTGGTATATTTGAAATTGTACCAGTAGTTTCTCCTCCGGGAATTGCATATCCAGAACCTCTGTTTTTAATTATAATTGTTTCAATTTTTCCATTTATTGCTGTATTTTTTATTGATTCTGTTTCTGAATCGCTCCAATTTTTTGGAACAGGAATATAATTGCTTGTAGAAAATTTTATAATTTCTTTTGGAGTAATAGTATAGAGATATTTCCACAGATAACCATCAGTACCATCACCAGCTTGCTGAGGGTTTGAATCCACAAAGTTTGGTTCATTTACTGATTTTTGTCCTTTTGGATACTCTGGATTTTCTCCATTATTTAAACAAATATAAACCTTATACGAAGAGTTTACAACATAATATCTTGAGTCATATAGAGTTTTTGAATCAGTTTGTGGCGCAGGATTACTAATATCATAATTATTTCTATACATATCATAAATTATTCCGGATTCCCAATCATATCTAGGAATGACTCTAGAAATATCATCATAGTTTACTTTTTTTAAAAAAAGCATACTATCAAAATATAAATTTTCTTGTTGAAATGAGTCTCTTGGTTCTGGTGGATTGGAATTCCATGAAGAAATTCCATAATTTTCGATTGTAGTATTAGTTGGATTTGGATGTGCTAAAAATGTATAATAATAATTTGTAGTTGTTCCTATTCCTGTAAAACTTTTAACAAAAGTTTCAGCATTTAATATTCTAAATTGATCAGTAATTATAGCGGGCATAATGTGTTTTTGATTATTTATATATTAATATGATGCTTTTAATTGAAGTAATCTTGATACGTAAGCAGACGTTTCGATTCCTAATAACCCATTTTGATTGTAAAATTCAAATGATTTTGAATTTGAATTCCTGGAACAATTAATTATACCCCAAGTATAAGTTCCATAATTTGATAAATTTAAAGGAAGAGATGATGTATCTATGCCATTTAACGATAAAATGTTAGAATAAACACGAAGGGAAGATGAACCAATTGAAACAATGTGATTTGCATAGTAGACATTATCAATAAAACTGTTTCCAATCGAAACAATTTCTGATGTATTATTTTTGATCGATGTTACACCATTTCCAATAATTGAATTTTCAATAACAAAATAATCTCCAGTGGTAATTCCTGGTCTACTTACATTATTAGTAATGTTAACATTTGGTTTTATGTTAAAAATCAACATTGGGGAAGTTGTTCCAATTCCAGTTGCACTTGTACTAATACCAACAATAACCCCATAATCACCAGAATAACTAACTTTTTTTATTACTTCAGTAACTGCTGTAGTACCCAACCCAACTATTTGAATGTCATTTAATGTTTGGCTTAAATCATCAATATTTTTAAAAATTGGATAAGTATTCTTTACATAAATTTTTGAACTCGTTGAATCAACAGATGCGATAATATTTGTATTTGGGAAAATTTTTGGTTCAAGATATTCTCTTTGTTTTGAAATCGGTTCACCATCAATAATAATATCAGAAGTTTGCTTAGACCAAGCAATTGGTCTTAAAAATGAACTGTCATTAACAATTCCAATTCCATTGTAAGTTTGTGTCTCTATAGTATCGGAAGCAATTAATTCGTAAATTATTCTTTCTTCTTGAGATGGAATATTATTTTTTTCTTGTAATCTTAATCTGTCTCCCGGTTTAATTGTTTGATCAGTATTAACTTCAACAAAATCTTCAAGGGAACCAGTATAAAAATATATTTTTAATTTACTTTGAAACTTTGGTGCTTCTCTGAATGTTAATCTTGTCCCACTAGTAAAAATATAATCTATATTTGGTCTTTGTAAGACATTATTTATAAAAATTAAAAGATTATTCGAAAGAATAATACCAGAATTTTTTTGTGAAACAATACTATAATACTCTTTCGTGACAATAGTTCTTGTGAGTAAAAATGTTTTTCTAAAACCATTAAAAAGATTACTAAAATCATCCAATTCTAAAAGTTGTCCAAATATCCATCCAGAAAATTTATTTTGATATCTATTTTTTACAGTTATATTAAACGCAGAAGTTCCAATACCAACCTGGTAAGGAATACCAGTCAGAGAAAGAACATCCCCAATAGAATACCCGTACCCACTGTTTTCAATATCAAATGATATCACACTTCCTCCAGTTCCAACAACTACATTCATAGTCGCATTTGATCCAGTTCCTCCACTTAAAGGTAAATTAGTATATGGAGAAGGATCATCAATTATAACTAATGGTGGATTTGTATTTGTATATCCACTTCCTGGATTTACTATTGAAAATGAAGTTACCAAACCATTAGATATTGATGATACTATAGAAGCACCAATACCAACTCCCAAAGTGTCTGCGATTGAAACTTTGGGATTAAATCTATATCCAGACCCACTAGTAGAAATTCCTATTGATTGTATTGTTCCAGCAGAAGAAACTACTGCATATCCATATGCTCTCTTTGGAATTTGATAACCACTTCCTAAACCAACTGTAAATTCATTGATAATTCCACCTTTCGGGAGATCTTTATTCTCTAATGTCCCTGTAAATGTTATTGTTTCTCCAGTTCCTACAACTTTATAATCAGATTCTAAAATTGAACCAACATCACCATAAAAAGGTCTTTGGAAAATATTATTAACCAAAACTACTCCAAAGTTAGATTGAATTCCAGACAAAATTTGTCCATTTGATTTTAAATCAAAGTTTTTTCTTGAACTGTTAAAATTTTCTGAAATATCATCAAATATATAGTTTTTATCATAATTTAGTTTATAAAATGCTCTCCCATGAAATATTGATTTTGTTGTTAAAGAATTAATCCTAGGTGGTCCATAAGGAGGATCAGAAAAATAAATATTTCCACTTTCTATTCTATAATCTCCAGATAGAATTGTTACTACTGCTCCAATAGTATGAGCAACGGCAACTGTTCCCATATAACTTCTATTGACATCTAAAGCATTAGTTGAACCAATACCAACAAGATTGACTTTTAATATTTCATCATCAATTTTAATTAAAGAATTTCCTTGAATACTTGAAATATTATTAAGATAAATTATAGTCGATCCAATACCAACAGAAGAAATAAGTGAAACAGAAATATCTTTTTTGGAAATAGGACTTTGCAAAATGTTATCAATTGATATTAAAACTCTACTTGTGGCAAGATTTGTTTCTACCGATAATGAATGAGTGGATCCAATTCCGGTCACAGAAGTAAATGACACTGCAGTTCCGGAAATTGCCTCTATTTTTCCTATTGCTAATTTTATAGAATCATTTGAAATTTTAATTGCATAAACATTTTTTGGTAATAATGTAGTAAAACCAATTCCAGAAACATATGTATATTCAATACCAATTGAAGATCCATCATTTGGCAAATATGTTAGTGATTCTCCAGTATTAAAATTATGATTTAAAATTGTAATAATCGAAGTCGATGTGTTTATCTCCGCAGGATCAAAATTTTTATGAAATAATCTATCACCTGATGTATAAAGTGCAAATGTTGTTAGACCTATTACTTTTCCACCAATAGGTGTAACAACCCCAGAAAATTGAGAACTTATATCATCAATCAAAAGAACTTTATTGGTTCTTGATTCATTATAATCGGTGATTACCTTTGAATCAAATTTTATAATTTTTGATAACGTTTGATCACTTGTATCTTCAGATGCCAAATCATAATATAATTTATCATAAACAGATGCTTGTCCTAAAATTTCAACTGTAAGATCAATTTGAGAATCATTTTCTTTAATAATCACAGTATTTCCAACACCATTTAATATTTCATAGTCTGAAAAGTTTTTAAATCCAGATATATGTGTTAAGCTTTTTATTGGTTCTTTCCATGATTCATAATCAACTTCTCCTCTAATAGAATAAGAAAATCTTTGATAATAATCATTATCTTGCAATCTTTGTTCATTTAGATTGAGTTTTCCTTTATCGGTCAACCAAGTTTTTGATTTTAAAAATAATGAATTAGGAATCAAATCAAAATCAAATTCATAAAAATTTTCTATAGTTGATTTGTTATTTCCAATAGAACCAATTATTTTTTTATTTTTTTCAAATTTACCTTTGACTTTTTCTAGTTTTAATGTATTGGACTCTTTGTCCCATCCATTTTTTGCAACATATCCATAAGAAGATCCATTAATTTGAGAAATTTTCTCTCCTTCAAAAAATTCAACAGGTTTAAAACTTGGAGAATAAGAAGACAAATCATTTGCTTTAATAACTCTTCCAAAAGTATAGTTAATATCATAAACTCCTCCAGTACTTCCAATTCCAGAAATTGAATATGAAACACTTTCTGTTCCAGGCGTAGTATTAATACTAGTAACAGTAAAGTATTGGTAATTATAATCACTTGAATTGTAACCATCATCATTGCTAATTATTTTGACATTTTCTACATAAATTTTATCTCCAATTTCAAATGGAAATTCAGAAAATCCAATTACTGGTGCTCGTAAAAAAATCGTATTGACTTGAAATGAAGATGTAGCATTGATAATATTGACTCCATTTGAATTATTGGTTGGAATAAATCTAATATTATTTGATATGCCACTATCGTTTGATATTATTTCGACATCTGAGACAGAATTTCCAGAAATTGATGTTTTAGTTAAAATTGAATTATTTCCGATCGCAATTGTTTTTGGTGGTGACGTATAATTTTTTCCTCCAGTTATAATTCCAATTGAAGATAATGTGTAAATATCTTTTAGTCTTAATATTGTATATGTATCTGCTTTTGGTGTTAATGTTTTATCATTTGGTATTTCTACACCTTGAGACAAAACATCAACATCTAATATCTGTCCAATATCATTAGAATCTACAAAAAGATTTGCAAATGATCCAGTAGTTGAACCTACTGATAATATTGATGGAAGTTTATTAATGTTTTTTCCTGGATTTATTATTTTTACTGAGTGTATTCCACCTTTTTCTGTTTTTGATGATGACGAATAAAAACAAGTAGAAAATCCATTTAGATTATATGATAAAGATTCTACATCTTCTTTTAAATTAATAGTAATTGTAGTACTTCCAACTCCAGAAACTCTATGATTTCCATTTAATTTAGAATCTAAAAATTCAATTTGAGAATAATTTGAAACTTCTTCATTTGTTGATGATGGATAAGTATTAGTATAATTTAAATTTTTTCCTTCAATTCTGTAATACAGATTTGGAAGAGATTCTGAATTGGATATTAAAATTCTTGTATTTGAATTTCCATCTCCAAAGTTTCCTTTATATTGAATTAATGGAGATTCGTACTTTGATTTGAATTTATTATCAATGTAAAAATTAACTCTATAATCAGTTAAACTGGAATCAGATACAGCAATTGATACTGTATTTCCTCTATAGATTTTTATTCTTGGATTTATTTTTGCTATTTGGTGACTTCCTGATCCATATGAAGTTATCCCTATGTGTTCGTATGGAAATTTAGTCGAATTGTATTTATTTTCTGCGATTTTAAGTAAATCATCACTAATTTTTATTATGTAGTAAATCCCATTGTTTTTCAAAGGTATTATTGGATCATTTGAATTATAAATTACAACATCTCCAGTTTCATATCCGTGATTATTGATTTTAATAGTAGAAAAACCAGAACCAACACCAACTGCTGTAGATGCAAATGAAACTTTATCAACAATTAATTTTTTAATATTATTGTTATATTCAAAATTAAAAGTTTGAATTTTATTTGGTTTAATATTCAATTTAATAACATCATTTTTCTTTAAATTATGTTGAGAATCTAGAGTTATAATTGAATTTATTTTTTTTGCACTACCAGAAATTTGATTAGAAATATTTTCAAACTTATGATTTTTTCCAGTAGCAGAAACAAAATAAACATAAGAAGTAGTAAATCCAATTTTTTCTGTAGAAATTCCTATATAATCATCACTTAACTTTACACAATAAAGATTTAAAAATTTAGATAAATTAAAAGATGATGTTAACGAAGAATCATTTGAAGCTAAAATTGTTCCACCAACCGAAACGAGAGATAATATGTCTCCTGTTTTAAAATTGTGTTTTTCTAAGTATATTGCTCTGGGTGGAATTGATTTTCTTATGTTAGAATTTCCAGAATTTCCAACAATTACATTGGTATAACTATATCCAATTCCAACAGATTTTGCAGCATCAAAATAATAATAATTGTTTATTGTTATATTTTTATTTTCTATTTTTTTATTGATATCAAATGTAAATTGTCTTGGGAGTTTTTTTACAAATTTTCCTTGAGTGTGAGAACTCCCTACAGATTGGTCATATTCTCTTATTACTCTGTATCTGTTATTGTAGTTATCGATATTTACGATAAGCATCTTTTCACTTCCAATTTGAATTAAATCATTTATTAAAAAATTTCCACTCGATGTTGGTTCAAATAGGGAAACGAAAGTGGAAATTCCAGTATCTCCTGTATTTCCAATAGAAACTGAAAGTAGTGAAGATATCGTATTAACACCAATTACTCTTACACCTTCTATATTTTTATAAATTGCAGAAGAAATTCCAGTTATACTGATAATATCACCATCAAAAAAATTATGAGGATTAGTGCTAAACGCAGTTACTCTATTATCATTGATAGAAAAAACTAAGTCATTTAATATCGTTTCCGTTGTATCTATTGATATTATATTTTTTCCTAAAATTTCATCAACTACGCAATCTATTGAAAAATTATTACTAAAATTAATTTTATCACCAACATTATAATTCTCTCCTGAATTTTCTACAAATATTGAAGAAATTCCAGAATATTTTATATCTTTTATTTTTAAATTTATTTTTGAATTTAAAGAATCAGATAAAAATGGATATTTTCTATTTTCTTCATTTAATCCTAATGGAGTAATATTTCTTTTATACTCTCCGGTATTTAAATAATAATCAGATTGATTTTTAAGTTTATCATAGTTAAATAGATCACTTTCATTTCGATGTTTATATGTTATATAAGGAAATTGTGGTGTTTTATTGGAATCTAAAGTAGAAAAATAAGCATATGTTCCATTTGGGAAATCTCCATTGACTATAAATCTTCCATTATACTCGTCCAAATCTCCATCATTTTTATAGATATAATCATCAATAAAGTAACCAGGAACATATGCAGATGGTCTTAGATTAATATCATCCAAAGGGTCGATGGAATAACTAGATACAATTCTCTTTAAACCACCAGTTCCAAATTCATCCGGAATTCCTTTTGCATTTCCATATGGACCATAAATTGGATTTCCGTCATATGCCCAACCGATAATTGGTGAATGAATTTGTAACTCATCGAGGTCTTCAAAAGTATTTGGATCTAAATTATCATTTAATATTTTACGTATTTCTTTTGGACAATAAAAAGAACAAATTTTATTTTCTTTTTCTTCTATTCCTGATTTTATTTGGAGAGTATTTTTATATATTTCATCATTTAAAATTGTTTTGTATCTTTCTACCTGATTAATTTTCCATTCATAAATATCTGCGCTAAATATTGCTCCTATTCCTGTAGGAATAACTTTAATGTAAGTATTATCTTGAAAATAACCATTTCCCCTATTGAGAATATCTACGGATATAATTTTTCCATCAAAAACATTTGCCTTTAGTTTTGCATAATTTCCAGAACCAATTATTTCTAAAGATGGAGGTGAGGTGTAGTTTTCTCCAGAGTTTACTATAAATATTTCACTTATTTCACCTATTTTATTGATAATTGATTGTATTGTCGCATTGCTACCAGTTTTTAAAGTAACTATTGGTCTTCGAATGTAATTAATGATATTTGTTACACCATAGCCAATTCCACCATTTTTTACAAATATATTATTTATTTTTCCCTTTACTGTTGCATAAGCAGTAGATTCATAATAAGAAGGTTTTTCTGTACTAGCAATTCCAATTGGTCCAGTAATATTTACAATGATTGGCGGATAATTGAATATATGAGTTCCTATACCAATACTTTCAATATTTACATATACTTTATTTTTATAATTTTCATCATTTATGCTCGTTGCTGTTCCGACACTGCTTAATTTAAATTTATTTTTATCAATAGACGTAACTTTATAATATAGAGAAGTGGACAAACCAGCAATTGGAGTTCCTTCACAAGAGTACTTTATAATTTCTCCATCATTAAAGTTATGATTTTTTGCATAAATGTAATTATCATAAGTATTAATTCCTACAAAAGTTTTAAATATATCCTTAACATTTTGTGGTGGATATAATTGAGATGAAATGACAACTTTATTGTTTGAATAAAAATTTCCAGGATTTTTAATAATAATTCTATCGATAATTTTCCTAAATTTTGTAGAAGTGAATATATTCGTCTTATTGCCAAATGAAGTAAAATCAATTAATTTTGTTTTTTCTAATGCTCTTTTTTTTGTTGTAGCAATAGAAAATTTTTTATTATTAATTTTAGCAATATAATATGTTCCACCATTTGATAATCTAGAAGTAGAATAACCAACATTAGTACTTCCAATACCTATAGGTAGACCATCAGAAGTATAAATTACTTCTTCTCCATCTAAAAATTTATGATCAAAATTTAAAGAAAATGTATTACTAGATAAATCTACAAAATTATTTGAAAAAGATACACTGTGTTTGAAGCTTTTCATTTTTGCTTCACATTCAGCACCAGTTCCATTACCTCCAGATATTGTTACTGAAGGTGTACTTATATAATCAAACCCAGGAGATACTAATATTATTTCTGAAATTCCTCCAGACAAATGGGCATATGCCTCGCACGATGAACCAAAATTATCATCAACTAAAATATCAGGAGGATTAATTACATCATAATCTTTTCCTGAATTGAGAATATTAATTTTTTCAATTTGACCATAAAATACGGAATCCTCAGATATTGGAGAATGTAATTCTATACCATTCAATAAAACTCCTATTGGTCCAACTATATTTGAGAATGTTTCTTTATTTTTTGGAGTTTTATATATCCTTTTAAAATTATTTTGATTTTTTAAGTTTTTAAATGATAAATTGGAACTTATAATTTTATGTAAATCATCTCCATCTTCCTTCTTTCCATTAAATTTTTCGATTTTATCATTAAATAAATTTGATCTATTTAATGATAAAGATAATTCATCATTATTAATTTTTTTAACATAATAAAAACCACTTGACAAACCAGTTATTCCACTTTCATTAGATAAAGAATTGTAATATATTTTTTCTCCGTTTAAAAAGTTATGATTTTGTATTGATATAATATTCGATGAAGCTTCATTCGATTTAAATGTTTTTGATCTATCTGTTGTTTCTAGTCCAGGATAAGATGGATATCCAGAGAAAATAATATAAGTATTTTTATCTTTATCTACGAATGAATTTTGAACATCTGACAGTAGATCACCTAAATTTAAATTACTAGAAATATATTTTAATCTTTTTTTAATTATATAATCAACATTTAATTCTAAAGTTTCAGAATTTACTTGAAATTTTGTTTCACTTATAATTTTAGATACAATAACATTATTATATACTGTTTTGTTATTTGATTTTTGAATAATATCAATTTTATCGCCTTGATATAAAAAATGATAATCTTTTGTTGTAATTGTATTCGTCGAAGGGTCCACAATAAAGACATCAATATATGAAACATTATTATAAAACCATTTATTAAATTTTTTATCTTCAATTGGAGTTTTTTCTCCAAGATATTTTAACCCAATTTTATCTTCAGGTAAAAAATATTTTGTAGATTCATTTCTGTTTAAATTATTAGAGATAGATCCAACCACTCTCATTATGCAAATATTATTTTTATTATTTTTCTCATATCCATAAATAAAATTATTTTGAATTATTGAACTATTCTCTGTTATGAAAGTAGATATTCCAGAGCAATTAAAAAATTGATTATAGGATTTTGATTGATATGTTACTTCTTTGTAACCATTAATTGAATCATAATAATAAAATGATCCAAATGGAGCGAATCCAACTGTAGAATCAACTGTTACTGTTGATAATGTGGTTCCGATTTCAATTATTTTTGTTTTATTGTTTATTTCAAAATTTCCGTTGAGAGTATTTTTTGAAATATATATTTTATAGTATTTTTTATTTTCAAGAAAAATTTCTTCAACGTTTGAAACTGCCCCACTTGCTGTTGGGGAATTTACTGAATCTTTTAAAATTGTTGAATTTTTTAAATTTAGTGGATTTCCTTGAATAGATTCGACAATCATCTCATAAGAAACACTCCATTCTGAATCAGATGATACAATTGTATTATCAAATGGTTTGATAATTTCTACATCTTTACCAAAAAGAACACTAAAAAGAATTTTTAATGCCGAATCCGTTCCTTTTGATGAATAAAAATCTCTTGCTCTCGATAGAATATTCTCAACAGATAAATTTTCTTTAAAGTTTCTATTTTCAAATCCTGGAATAAAAAGATATTTGTATTTTTGATAAAACTTTGAAAGATAAATAAAACTTAAATTTTCAACTCTTGCCCCAGAAAAATGTTCTCCTGAATTTGTAATGTTGAATGATAAAAACTCTGGATCATTATTACTTTCAATTTTATCTACTCCACTAAAACCACGAATACAACCAGTAAATGAATTTGTGGTGATCCCTGTATATGTAATTATTTCATCATCAATTTTTAAAAGCCCATATGTATTTGGAAACCCAATAGTTGCGTTTACATTGGGTATGTAAGAATGAACAACAATCGTATCATCAAATGAAGTTATATCATTTAATAAAATTGTTGGTGATAATAAAAAATTTATGTCAGAATATGTAGAAATATTTTTATAAGAAGAAATATTTTCAGATAAATATATTGATCCATATTTGCGTTCTTCTGAAATAAAATATTGAAGTAAAAATTCTTTAAATAGGGGATTATCTTCTTTAATGAAATTTGGTATTTGACTATCTAAAATATTTGAAATTTTAACTTTATTTTTTTCCATTTTTTATCTCGTATATTTTTTATTATTGATAAAACTTGATGGTGTAACATAGGATGACCCAGAACGGTTTGATCCAGATGCTATCAAATCTTCAATAAGAGTCAATTTACTGATTGATGATATATCTATAACTATATAAAGATTTTCTCTTGCAACAATATCATTTGATTCGGGAATAACTTCTATTTCAATTTTATTATCAAGAGAAGAAGATTCAATCATAATTGGATATAATATAATTTCTCCCTTTTTATAATTTACTGTTCCTGCATTATTGTTGATAAATTTTGGAATATTGTTTTCTAAGATAAAAAACCTAATCTTTCCAGTTATTTCATTATTGTCTGGTAAATCGGTTAAATATATATTTTCAGTAATTCCACTAATTTTAAATGATGAAGATTTAATATTAAACCCTTCCATATCTGCATGAAATCTATTTGCATAACAAAGTTCATAATTTGCAAAAGTATTATATGCTGGAATTAAATTTCTCCTCATTTTTACATTAGTGATATTAGAAGTAATCCCTGTATCAACTTTATCAATTAATGAGATAAATTTACTATATTTAAATCTTCCACCAAAAGAATTAATGTCCGAAGAATTGGAATAATTTTCAATTGTTTTTAAAATTCTAGAGTATAAATTTTCTTGGCTTGAAATAAATGATGGATCATATGATACTGTCGAATCATATTCAACATAAAGATATTTAAGATCTATAAATTCTTGTTTAATTCCAGCAACAGTATATTTTTTTAGATCTTCTTTAATTGAATTTTTTGAAACTTCAGATAAATATTCTCCATTTTTTGGTTTTATGGTAATAAAAACCTTCCCATACTGGGGTGGATCCAGTTCTTCTCCACCATAAGCAGTTACCGATTCTACATTTGGATATAGAAATGGAATCAAACTAGTGTAATCATTTGAAGTAACTGCTCTATATTGAGATGCATAAATTCTTGGTGCAAGATATTTGATTGAATCTATCGATTCGATGTCATCACCATTTTGTGAGGGTGAGATAGTTGTTAACAGAGAAACTCCAGATGTGATATTGGTTCCATTATTATCTACTAAATTTCCAGAAAATGTAAAATTAGATGCTCCGTTCGCAGATTTTCCATTCGTTACAATATAAGAAACATTTATTCTACTACCATTTGTTGGTTTCTTTCCAAATAAATTGTCACCAAAAAGAATTTCATATTTTTCATCATCAATTTCTTGTATTAAAAATATTTTAGAATTTTTATCGATATTAAAAATGTTTTTATAAAGTTCATATTTTTCAGTTGATGTTGAAATTACATTTACAACAATTGTATCAGTATCAATATTTGGATTATCTAAAATATATTTTTCATTTGGTTGACTATTATCTACTGTAAATGATTTGGTTAAATATGATCCCTCATAAATTGATAAATCATTAAAATTTGCAACACCAAAATTATCAACAGTTTTAGTTACATCTGATGGAATTGAAAATATATAATTACCAGATTGTAAAGCACCCAATGCAACAATTCCAGCTTTTAGTGTAACTGTTTTTGATTTTAAAATTATACCACCTTCGTTCCTTACGGTGTTTACGGTAAATGATATTTTTGATATTGCTGATTTTTTTGAACGAGGAACATAACCAATATTTCTTGCAAGAGATACTACATTTTCTCTGAGTGTTGCTGAATCTATAAAAGATTCATTTATTTGCATATTAGTAT